TACCCACACCACCAATTGGATCGCTGTTTCCAGTATGCATCTGGGAATTGCTCCATTGCCCATCTTGACTTTCCTGTTCCAGTAGGTCCTTGTATAACAGTCACAGTCATTTCATGGTTTCTAGGTTTAGTAGTTATAGTTCTGTAACGCTCAAACGCTTTGAAATAACGTACCCAGAGGGTAAAATGATCATCAGCTATATTGGATTCGGTCACACCGGATTTAATTTTCTCCTTAATATCTAGAAGCTCAGCCTTCTCGCAATTTGAGGGTCCTCCTGAAATAATGCTCTTCGCTCTCTCCAGAGTGATTCCGAAGGCCCAGGGTCCTTCCTCTCTGGACTCATCTTTGGTGCAGTAGGTAAGGGCCTGACCACGGTTACCCTTTCTCTTCTCCGCATGGCAGCTTGGAAAATCTCTTTTAAGAGTTCCAATTCGTACGGCGTTAGCATACTCGCAATACGCCTGGATATGCAGAGTTCCTTGCTCACCTCGTTCCAGTTGACCAACGAGCGCCTTGTGCCTTGATTCGTCATACTTAGACTCTAAAGAGTAAGTAGGATTGTTGACAGTAATTAGCCAGTATCTGGATGTCATCTGTCTCCGAGACAGAAAATTGAGAAGTGAGACGAAATGATCTTCTCTCCCTGATATTTCCTAAGAGGGAAGTTTTCCATCCGCATGAAAAAAAAAGTATTTTCTACACAGGTTTAGATAGTACAAAACAGAGTTAGGGTTAGGGTCATATCCCCCGGAATGTGCACACAGCCTGCGCGCCGCGAGGCAACATCTCTAAAATAATGGCACGCCGCGCCGAAGGTGCAGGGCGTGGAGGAGCGTAGCGACGATTACAGGGCACTGTCTCAGCGCTGGCAAGTATTACCCAGCGCTATGAGACCGAGACGGTCCTCATTCTGAAATTATCATGGTAGCACACACATTGGTAAAGGTTCCTAGAGGGAAGCAATGGAAACCCACTTTCAACCAAATGTACACAGCAGCAAGATTTGGACAAAAAGTCTATCGAAGCTACACTAGGTCTAAACAGAAGAAACACGGACGCTATGGAGTGGGAGTTACGAATCAGTATGATCGAACTAACGTATATCGTAAGAGACGTATGCCTCGTCGCAAACGTAAGAGGTGGGTAGGTTTTGTGAAAAAGGTACGTGCAGCAGAAAACACCACATTAGGAACACGCACACGAGTGTTCAATGATCGTCTTCAGCTATCCCAAGTATCTCCACCAGCCCCAGCCAATCGAGTACAACTATTCAGTTCTATCGGACTATACACCAATAACGGGACCAGAAGCTCCTGTGATAAAGATTTAAATAAAATTGTTAATGAAGACCCAGACATTAAGAACACCACCAGTATCGGTATGATATCAGGTATTATGGACATGACACTTGTGAACAAGTCCATTGACGCCGAAGGCAACCCAATGGGAATAGAATTAGATGTCTATTTCCTTACAGCCCGTAAGCGCTTCACAGATGTTAAAGCATCAGGTGATGTCGTCGCAGACAACCTAGAAGATGTCCTTAGGCAAGGACTAGTTCAGTCTGAAGGTATCGGAGGTATAGGTAAACTAGATGTCAACGACTTAGGTGTTACTCCCTTTGATTGTACATTAGCTCTATCCAGTTTCGGGATAAAGATATTAAACAAAAAGAAGTATTTCCTTCCATTCGGTAATCAAATGACTTACCAAATGAGGGATCCTAAAAACAGACGCTTCAGTAGAGATCAAGTTATCAATTGCCTAGGTCAGAATTATCCAGGTTCATCCAAATTCCTACTTTTAATTGCTAAAGGTCTACCCGGTGCAGCCAACGTAGGTACATCCTATGCAGTTAATCTAGACATTGGTATAACCCGGAAGTACGCTTATAAGATCAATGAAGATAGCACAGATAAATCAGGTTGAAAACATGTTTACTTTTGCATCAGTATAGTTATCATATTCACTAGTTCCAGTGTAATTCATTACTTTCCAGCAAGTAACACGCCGCTCAAAAGACCCAAAGTATACATTATTGTACCAGTTATGAGGTAACGCATTAGTGGTAATGACAATATTTGACGCAACCATTTGCAGTTGTCCTCCCTTGGACTCCACAAGCAGTGGATACCTGTCGCACAATCTGAGCAACAGGTCGAACGGCACCCACCCATAGAATTCATCGAGTACGATCGTAGATTGTCCTGAATACCCACACCACCAATTGGATCGCTGTTTCCAGTATGCATCTGGGAATTGCTCCATTGCCCATCTTGACTTTCCTGTTCCAGTAGGTCCTTGTATAACAGTCACAGTCATTTCATGGTTTC